CTGTTCGGCAAGTTGTATTCGCAGACCAATCCGTATGCGTGGATGACGCGCGAGGTGGACCGGCTGCGGCATCTGCGTGAGGTCGGTGACGACCCGTCCGCGTACCGCGCACGCATCGAGGCCGAGGCGCGTGCGAAGTGGGAGGCCGAGGCGGCAGCGAAGCCGCCCCCGGTATCACCCGCAGCCGGCATGCAGCCGTCGCTCGCCACCGCGCGCAGCGTCGCTGGACGCACAGCCTCGACATGGACCGGCGAGCCGAGCCTCGAGGAGGTGCTTGCCCCCGTACAGAACCGCCGGTCGCAGAACGGCCAGTTCCGCCGGTTCTAAACGAAAGATGCCGCCACCCGTAGCGGAGCGGCGGCATCTAAAGTCGCACGCGAAAAGCGCACAACCCGGACGTCGAACACCACAAACTTACCGCCTACCCGCCGCCGGGGTCAATCGGGCGCAAGTGCCTACCCAGGTGCCGCCGACCGAAAAAACGGGCGCAGTGGCTGCCGCCGAGCATTCGGGCGCGATCAAACGAAAGGAGAAAGATAGTATAGGAGTGCTCGGCGATGGCCGACATGATTGCTACCCCGGCAAGACCGGGCCTTACACCGATCCAATGGAGTAGTGACTTCTGGGTAGAGTATCTCCGTGAAAACCAGTTCACGCCGTACTTCGGTACGAGCATGGACGCGATGATCCAGCTTCAGACGGATCTCACGCGCAAACCCGGCGATACCGTCGTGTTTCCCACCGTCCGCAACCTGGTGGGCGCTGGCGTTACCGGCAACACGGTGCTTGAGGGCAATGAGGAAATCCTCAACGCCCGCAGCCTGAACGTCACCGTGAGCGTGCTACGCCACGCGGTGGCGGCATCCGACTGGGACGAGCAGAAATCCGTCATCGATCTACTACAGGCCGGCCGTTCGGTGCTGAAGAACTGGGCGGCGAACAAGCTCCGCACAGACATCATCACGGCACTCGGCTCAATCACCGCCGATGGCAACGTGTCGCTGTCCTACGCGGCGGCATCGGCCGCGCAGCGCAATACGTGGCTGGTGAACAACGCCGATCGAGTGCTGTTCGGCGCGTCCAAGAGCAACGCGGTGTCCGGCGTCTATGCGACGGCGCTGCTTAACGTGGATACCACGGCGGACAAGATGAACGCCGCGCAACTCACGCTCGCCAAGCGCATGGCGCGCACCGCTTCGCCCAAGATCCGGCCGATACGGATCAACAACGACGAGGAATGGTACGTGGTGTTCGTGCCGTCCCTGTGTTTCAGGGATTTGATGTTGGACCCCGTGATCATCAACGCCTTGCAATATGCCTGGAATCGCGGGTCGGACAATCCGCTGTTTACCGCTGGGGACATCATCTACGACGGGATGATCATCCGTGAAATCCCCGAGTTGCCGGTGCTCGCCGGTGTCGGCACTGCCGGCAGCGATGCCGCAGCGTCGTATCTCTGCGGTGCGCAAGCCATCGGCATCGCGTGGGCGCAGCGGACGAAGGTGATCACCAACACTCGTGATTATGGCTTCTTCCAGGGCGTCGGCGTGGAAGAAATTCGCGGTGTGCAGAAGCTGCGCTTCGGCACCGATCCGACCGTGGACACGACAAAACCCGTAGACAATGGGTCGTTCGTGATCTGGTCGTCCTCGCCGGCCGACGCATAAGGAACCCGATATGGCAAGCGACAAACACGAGACCCACGCCGGTCGGCGTGAGCACGCACAGCACGCGCCGCCGCCACCCAAGTCTACGCCGCCGCCAGCGCCGCCGGGTGGTCGGCGTTTCCCCGCCGTCTCGCCTTCGGTGCTGGCTGGCGCCAAGGCCGCCGACATTCCACCGCCGACGCCGGAGGATATCGCCGGCACGCTCGGCGCGCAGGTGGTGCTGCCGGTCGATAGTGCGGCACGCGCCGGGGCGGTCGGTGTATATCCGACGATCGCCGAGAACACCCTGCTCCGCGACGCCGGCTACATCGAGATGGGGTTGAACCCGCACGATCCGAGCGGCGAGGCCACCGATCCCGAGACGCCGCCTGGTGGTGCGGCAACGCCGGGAGCGCCGACCAACACTACCGTGCCGGCCGTGACGCAGACCGGCACCACGCTCAACTGCACGATGGGGACGTGGGGCGGCGAGCCCACGTCCTACGCCTATGCGTGGAAGCTCGATGACGTGGCGGCGGGCAGCGATGCCGCGACGTACGAAGTGCAGGCTGGTGATGTCGGCAAGAGCGCGACGTGCGTGGTCACGGCCACCAACGCCGCTGGCTCGACGGCAGCGCCGCCCAGCAACGCACACGTTGTGACATGACGGTATCGGTCGGGACGATTGCTCAGGTCGCGCTGCGTCGGCTCGGCGTGCGCGTCGTCCCGCTCGATGATTCTCCGACCTTAACGGAAATGGTGCCGGCCGCGACGCTCGCCACCGCGGCCCTGGTGGAACTCGGCGTGATCGCTGCCGACGAAACGCCGTCGCCGTCCGACCAGGCGCTGATGCTCGACAAGGTGGCCTCGGTGCATGCCTCGCTCGATGCGCAGGGCGTGGTGTGGTGGGACAGCACCGCCACGCCGCGCGCCTTCGCCGAGGAGTACACCAAGCTCGCGGCAGCCTATGGCGCGTCGAGCTTCGGCAAGGCCGTGGACCCGGCTGTGGTGGCGCTGCTGGAGGGGCGCGTTCGCAAGGGCGCCATGGTGCTGTCGGCTGACGACAACGCCCAGCAGGCGGTGCAGAGCGTCCACAACGACCTGGTGATGCGCGGCATCGCACGCTGGACAGTGTTCGATATCCCGGACGCGCTGAGTGACCCATACGCCACGCTGGCGGCCGATGCGCTGGCGCCGCTGTTCGGCATGGACACGGACGCGAAGGACACCGCCGAGGCGATGCTCTCGATCTTCCGATACGTGGCGCTGCCGAGCAGCGGGCAGACCGTGGTGGGGACGTATTTCTGATGGCGTACAAGTTGCGTTATTCCGACTACCCAGGAACTGACACCGGGCCGCCTGATCCAGAGCGCTGGGTCGGGCCGCCAGGCCCAATGGGGCCTGTCGGTCCCCAAGGCCCAAAGGGCGATCAGGGCATTGCCGGCAATCCGTTCCCGGAGGCTCCGAACGACGGAAAACTCTATGGTCGTGGCGGCACCACCGTGGCCTGGACGGCGGTATTGCCATTAACCGGCGGCACAATCAGCGGTCCAGTTACCGTGCAGCGGTTGAACGTCTCGGCGCTACCAACGTCACCGACAGGTCTGGTTCACGGCGATATCTGGAGCAACGGCGGCGTACTCATGGTCGTGCCATGAACAAGCTCGCCACGGTGCTGGCAGCCGCCGCGCTGACGCTCGCGCCTGGCCACGCGCAGACGCCGGCTGGCACACCCAACTTCGCCGCCCTCTCGGTGGCCGGCATCTCACTCGATCCACGCATGCCGCAGTATGGCACCTGCATCTGGGACGCGACGCACGACGTGGCGCCGTGCATTCAGGCGGCGATCAACTACGCCGCGTCATTGCCGACCGGCGCCAATATCCTCCTGCCGGCTGGTCGCTACGGCATTGCCAGCACCATCACCAACACCACCTCGAATGTCTCGCTGATTGCCCCCGGCAAGGGCGGCGACGCCAACCACGCGGTTGGCACTATTATCACCTACGGCACGCAACTGACGTGGATTGGCGCGGGTGGCGGCACCATGGTGAGCTGGGCGCCAACCATAAACCCGACCAGCCAGACAATGGCCGGTGCCAACCTGCAAGGCATACTGCTCGACGCCCACACCGTTGCCGCAACCGGGCTCTATATCGCGGCGGTGCGCAGCAGCACGATCGACATCGCGATCAACGAGCCGGCCGGCACCGGCATCATCACCGATACCGTTGCCATCGGCGAGCAGAACAACGTGCAGCGCAATGTCCTGTCGTTCGCTGTTATCGATCGCCTCGGGCCGGGGCCGATGTGGGATATCGTGGCGACCGGCAACACCCCGACCATCCACGGCAACTTCTCGCAGAACCAGATCCCCTATTTCATGGGGGTTGGCGGCGCGTCCAATGCCGATTGCCTGCATTTTCAGCACGGCGACAGCAACCACTTCGTGTTCTTCCGCTGCGATCAAGGCGCCGGAACAGGCAACAAGATCATCCTCTATGGCTCGTCCGATACCACCACACCGATCGGGGCGAACAACAACACCTTCGATTGGGTGACCGGCGGCAGTGGCGCCATCATCGCCAAGGGCACGCCGAGCTATACCAACCCGTCGGTCGCCAACAGCGTCACTATCGACACCGGCAACGGTGGCTTGCAGCCGGTGATCGAGACCGGGGCGACGCTGGCCTGGCAGGACACCGGCACGCTGGCGCGGTGGAACTGGACCGGCTCGAAGATCGTCGTGGCCGACAGTACGCCGAACATCAACAACCTGATTTCGCATCGCGGCGGCGAAAGCATGGCGCTTGGCGGCGGCTTCGCGCTCGGCATTTATCCACAGACCGGGGCGTTCCATTATCGCTTCCAGGCGCTCACGGGAGCGGTGTCCGGCCAGTCGAATATGGTGGTGGACAATACCGGCGGCGTTGGCACCTGGGAGTTCAAGTTCCCCAACACCGCCGTGCGGTTCGACTCCACCGTTGCGATCGGCGGCACGGGGGAAATCGACCAGACCACGCAGGGCAAGGGT